TGGTCGTATTCACTATGAGTTTGATAAGTGTATTGCTTGCGAAGTATGTGTAAGAGTTTGCCCTATCAATCTACCTGTGGTAGACTGGGTAATGAATAAAGAAACGAAGAAAAAAGAACTTCGTAATTATTCAATTGATTTTGGTGTATGTATTTTCTGCGGTAACTGCGTAGAATACTGCCCAACAAATTGTTTATCTATGACAGAAGAATATGAATTGGCTACATTTGACAGACATCAACTTAATTTCGATAACGTCGCTCTTGGACGACTTCCCACTAATGTTACAACTGATCCCTCAGTTAGGTCATTGCGTGAACTTACTTATCTCCCCAAGGGTGAGATGGACCCACATACAGTAGATGCATCTGCACCAAGAGCAGGTAAACTACCAGAAGAAGTTTTAGATTGGATGAGATCAGATGTCACATCCGCAACCAAATAATAATGACACCATACCAAGATGGTTTTATAATACTGTAATCTCAATGGGGATTATGGTGTTTGTTGCATTTGGATTAATACTACTAGGAATGATATGAAAGACAAAGAAACAGAAAAAGCACTCGAAGCATATCGTGAAGCAGCTGCAGCAGATGCTTGGTTGTTTGGAGACTATGATGCCTATGAATCTTATGATATAAATAGAAAGAAAACGTCTGAGAAAGATGAGTCTGTTTGATAGAATACAAAACAAAATATTAAAGGAAGGGAGACTTGAACTTCTTAATGAGAAGACGAAAGAACAAGTAATAAATCCAAATAAGAAAGATATAGAAAATCAAAATAAACTTGTAAGTGATGTTGAGAAAAAAAGAACACAATATAAAGATGATCTCGCAAGAAGTAAAGGTATCACAGGTAAAAATCCTGGCAAACAATTAGAAAAGCAAATAGATATAGGAGCAAAAAAGCAAGATGGAACCATAGGTAAAAGAACACCTAGTAAGGCATTTGCACAAGGAGAACCTTTCCAACCAGATAATAATCCATATACAAAATCAGGAAAATATCCTACAAGTGGGAAAACAATACTCAATAAAAGATATCAATACCAAACAGATATAAAAGGATCTGAAAGAGCTGCTGTTAAATCTAGGTTAAAAGATAGAATAAAATATGTAGAAGATCCAAAGTTTGGCGATCCTAAAGTAATTAATAAATTTGTAGATGATGTAACAAAAGGTCAAAAGTTAAGTAAAGCAAAAGGTACAAAATCCACTTTATATAAGACACTTAAAAAATATATTGATGCAAAAGAACCTACTATTCAAGGTGCATCTGGTGGTAAATTGCCTATGCCAGATGGTCCAAAAAAAGATGCTCTTGTTAAAAAGAATTTAGCAAAATTCGATGCTGATATTGCTAAGAAAGCAAAGATACCCAAGGGTACGGTCATTCCCAAGGGTGGTATATTTCCATCTAGTAATATAGAAACTAAGAAACCTAATCCTTTTTCTGCTCCACTTGAACCAAAAGAATTAAACTTACAGTACAAAGCTGATAAGTTAAAATTGGATTATGGTGGAAAATTTGCACAGAGAGATGGATTAACAAAGGCAGAAAGAGCAAGAAAATTAAAAGATATAAAGAAAAATATTAATATCAAAAATCCAACTGTCACAAGTACAAGGACTGGTTTATCTTTACCGAAGGGTAGGACTGCACCTCAGAAATTTTCAACATACAAATTTGATGATAAGAATATAAAAGTAAAACTTGATAAGGCAGGAAAGAAAGTTTACTATGATAAAACTAGATTGAAGACAATTAATCCAAAGAAACTTACAAGCATAGCAAAACCCATACCAAAAATAGAAACACCGCTACCAAAAATAGAAACACCGCTAAGAAAACCTTTTGATCCAATCAATCCAACTAAGATAAAAACAAAACCATCATTATTCAAGAAATTAAAACCACTTGCTAAAGGAGCAACTAAATTTGTCAGAAGAAACAAATATGTAGCAACTGCTCTTGGAATAGCTGCACTTACCCAAGCTTATAGACAATCATTGAAACCTAGAACCAAAACAACCACTACAACTACAAATAACAATAGTAATAAAAATCTAATAGCTCCTATGAAGACAACAGATTCATTTAAACCAAAAAATGTTAGGATTAGATTAGGACCTGGTGATGATATTCTACTGCCACCTACAAAATAATATAAATATATCAGTAACAAATTGACTTGAGCGATGTTTAGAGATCTAAAGGAATATCAACAAATCCAAAAAATTTACGAAGAAAGTGTCAAATCTAAATTCTTGACTGAGGAAGAAGAGGATGTGATTATAGCACATCTTTTTGAGGAGAATTGGACTCATGAACAGTTTGTTCAATTGGCAGAGGACATAGAGCAGGGGGGATCACTAAATGAAAGGGCAGCTATACTTAAGACTATAGCAAAAACTCCTATTGGTAAATCAGTTCTAAAAAATATTGGTAAGGGTTTTAAGGCAACTAAAGGTTTTATTGGTAAATTAAAGGGTGCTAAACCTTTAACTGTAACAAAAACAAGTAAAAACTTAATTGATCCAAAAGGCAATCCATTATCATATACTAAAGATCTAAATCCAGTTAAGAATATTAAAACTCCTGATGTTGGAAAAATTAAAACAAAAGTAGTTGATACATCAAAGAAAGTAGTTGATGATGCATCAAAAAAAGCAAAAAAAATTAGAAGTAAGTTTGATAGAAAAGTTACAACAACAAGTAAAACTTTAAAAGGAGTTGATGGTTTACCATTAAAGACTACTAAAACAGTTAATCCAATTAATAAGAGAAATGTAGCAATTGGCACATTAGTCGGAGCAGGTATTGTCGCTAACAACGCATCTAAAGATGATAAGAAAAAAGAAACAACATCAACACTTCCTCCAGAAACAACAAAAGTAGATACAACACCAACACCAACACCAACACCAACAGTTAGTTTCAAAGATTCAATAAAAAATGCAGAAGCTCTAAATAAAGATACAACAACTACTAAAAAAGAAGTTGAACCAAATGTATCAACAAAAGATACACCTAAATCTACAGTAATAACTAAAACTGAAAAGAAGAAGAGACTTACTGCAAGAGAAAAAATGGAGGCTAGAAATAGACGACTCCACGGTGATAAAGCAATTGATGCATTAAAGAAAAAAAATGCTGCATTCCAAAAAGCTAGAAAGAAGGGTGGTGATTATACAATGGATGATTTTGTAAAAGACTTCCCAAACTCAAACACAGCAAAGGAAAGAGCAAAACGTAACAGAATCCCATCAGTAATGGACATGGAATCATTTAACCCAAATTATGACCACGCTACAGCAACAGGATTAGCGGAGGCATACCAAAAAATGTATAGTAATCCTGAGTCAGTAGTTATTGACGAAGAAGCAAGAAATGAACTTGTTGATTACTTAATATCAGAAGGAACATTTACAACACCTGAAGAGGCAAATCAGTATATTAATGATTTAAATCCTGAAGAATTGCAAGAAGTTCTTGGTGCTATAAAGAAACTTGGTAGTAATGTTAAAAGTGCAGTTAGTGGTGCAGTTGACAAAGGAAAATCTTTAGTACAGTCAGGTATTAACAAGGCAAAAGAAACTGCAGGTAATGTTAAAACTGCAGTATCAAATCAAATCACCAAGAGAAAAGAGCAAATTAGTGATGTTAAATCAGGTGGAGTTGATCAATTAAAAAAAGGTAATCAACTAAGGAGTGATATTGCACAGAAAAAAGAAACTCTTAAGACACAACAATCATCTGGTGGTTCTGACACTGGATCAGGAATGTCAAATGATCCTGGTAAAACTAAAGCACAACTCTTAGCCTTAAAAAATAAGAGACAAAAAATGAATAATCCAGAAGCATTCAAGAAAAAACAAGCGATGACTGGTGCTGAAAGAGCAAAGGAAATGGCAAGAGCAAGATTAGCTGCTAAAAATGAGTCAGTTGAAAAGGATGCTTACTCAGTTGTTCTTGAATACTTGCTAGGTCAGAAACATGCTGATACAATAGAAGAGGCAAACTATATTATGACAGAATTAGATACTGAAACAATTCAAAGTATTATTTCTGAAAGTTAATCAATAAGTGAATCGAATTTATTATGGACACACAAGCGATGACCTTTGGAGGGAATACTCTTCCCTCTAATATACAAGCACAAAGAGATGCTATGCCACCTATGGTGGTGAATAAAATGAATCTTTTATCTGATGCACTTAAGATAGAACTTAAACAACTTATCAATGAAGTTTTAGATGAAAGAGAGATAGAAAAAAAGATGAATGGTCCTTATGACGTTCCAGAGGAATATTGGTAGAAAAGTCTTATAAATAGAGTGCCATACGACACTCTATGATCTCAAAATACGACAAACTTTCTATCCAACGTAATCCATTTAGAGAATACTCTAAACCAATCCAACACAAATATAATAACTCCAAATACTCTCAACTTAGAATTTATTTTAAGTGTGAGAGTTTTTACTTTAAGGAACTTGAGGCTCGAAAGGGTTCTCAGGGGGAGGAGACGGCCACGTAACAGGTTGTTTAACTATAACTGTTCCTTCTACTACACGTTCTATCTTATCATTACTATCTTTTAGTAATATCTCGTAGAAATATTTTCCTGGTGGTACTAAAGCTGATTGTTCTGCAGTTAATCCTATTCTGACTTTTCCTAATGTTCGATTTGGAAATGAAATATTAAATGCAGTTGGATTAGAAAGATCTTGTATCTGCCTCTTAAACCTAGCAGTGCCAGTAAAATCTGTCAAATCTTTAGCACTATTAGACTGATTATCTTCTAGCAAAAATGTTTGCTCAAAATCAGTATGTGTATAGACTATTAAATTAGTGCTAAAGACTGCCATATTACTTTTTGATTATTTATTAGTTTTGACCACCTGGATCGCCATATCCATACAGGAATGTATGAGTTGTGATACCTGTTCGCACAAGGACTTGTCCTTCGACTGCAACAAACTTAAATCCACTGGGTCGTGTTAAAATTAAATCCCATTTATATCTACCTGGTCTCCACTTTTCATTTATAGTGCTTGCCACTGATACATTTACAACACCACCTGCTGCACTTGAAATTCCAACAGTAAAATCTGCAAACTGATAATGTGCTGCTGTTTTTCTAATTTGAGATTGAGCACTAAATCCAGTGAGATCAACAACTCCCGTACCATCAGCACTGAACAATGTTATATCTTCACTGAAGGTCTCTCCACCATTGACGGTTAAATTTTTAACGTAAACAGTCATCTATATCAATCTTTATTGAATATTTAGTGATATATAGATATGAACATACTTATGGACTATGGGTGAGGCAGATTATGAAAATCCTTGGATTTATGAAGGTAATTCTTTTACCTCTAATGATATTGGTGATTACTACGGGTTCGTCTATCGCATCACCAACACCAAGAACGGGAGGTCCTACATCGGAAGAAAATACTTCGTGCAGAAGAGAAAGCCAAAGGGAGGAAGAAGAAAGGTTACGTCAGAGTCAGATTGGAAAAAGTACTATGGAAGTTCTGACGAACTTAAACAAGATATTAAAGATAATGGAAGACAGACTTTTAGAAGAGAAATCCTCTCACTCCACAAAACCCTTGGAAAAGTAAACTATGAGGAGACAAAACAACTCTTTCTTCATAACGTGTTAACAGAGTCGCTTGACGACGGGACACCAATGTATTATAATAGTAATATTCTTGGACGTTATATGAAAAAGGATTATGGAAACTTCAAGTAATGCACTTCGTGATACCTATGATTGGGCACAAAGACGCATTCGTGAGTTGACTAAAGATGTTAAAGTGAAAGATGGTCACTTTGACTTTCGTTGTGTCGAGGATGCAACTGCTATTTGTCAAGAGTTTGATGAATGGCTTGAAGCAAAAGATCGTAAAGAACAATACGACATTGATGTAATCTGGTTAGAATACATTGGTGAAGGAAGTGATTACGACTAAATAAAAAGCAATTAAAAATTATGTTACAAAAAATTGTAAATGGAATCGCTATCGCAAGCGGTGTTGTATCTCTCACCGTCGTTGGTGCTGTTGGGGTTGTATATCTCAATAAAGATGCTATTATCGAAAAAGTTAAAACTGAAGCGTTGAACTCAATTGGTGGGGGAGCACTTGGTGGACTTGGTGGAGCAGTTGGTGGAGGAGCATTAGATTTGCCAACAACACCTGCAACACCAGCAGAACCTGATGCAGGTTTAGGTATACCATCATTCTAATATGGCAACCTTAATACCTCTCGCAGTGGTAGCGATTGCTGGTCCTGCTATTATCGCATTAATCTTTTATCGCAGTAAACAAGGTTAAAGTGGCTATATAAATTAGACACTCTAATCTAATGGCAGAAGAAGCAAAGAAAAAACCACAAGGTCCTTTGGGAAGACTAAAGGAACTTGCTACAGATAAAGAAGAACAACTTGAACTACTAAGTGTATTAGTAAGGATAGTTGTTCTTTTTTGGTCAGGAGCGATACTATCATTAAACTACGTTACTATTCCTAACTACGAAAAAGATAAGATCGATCCAACTTTCATAGCTTCAGTTTTTACGGGGGTCCTAGCTACCTTTGGAATTGAGACTGCCAAGAAGAGAGGAGATGGCACAATGAAAGTCGGTGGAGGTAGTGGTCCTGGCGGAGCAGTATCAAAGCAAGATATGGAAAAGTTAATTGAGAAAGCAACTCAAGCAGCACCTGCTCAAACAATACGAATTGAACAGGCACCACTTGTATTATCACCACAACCCCCTGCACCAAAAAAAGATGACAAAGCATAGGGTATGGAAAACATTAAATGGTCTAAATGGGCAGCACTAGGATTAGGTAGTATAATCGGAGTGTCTCACGTTGGAATGATCGGTTTATTATCCAATCGTGAAAGTAAACTACCTAGTATTAATGTACCTGTCGGACCTTATACATCATATAACGCAGAAGTTGGAAGAGATGGATATAGAATAAGTTATCGGGCAAATGACCCTAAAGTGATGCGTGTGGAAAGGGATATCAAAAAGAAAGGTGGCTTTCTGGGGTTGGCTAACAACACTGAAAAAATCACTGAACAATACACGATGGACGGTTCATTTCACACAAAACCAATTACAACAACAATCACAAACCAAAACTCCAAGTCCGAAGC